GTCGTCAAGGTCGATGCACAGCCCATACGGGTAGCGCGGTGCGTCGGTGGCCGCCGGCTCGGCCCACTCCTTCGCCTCCTCCGCGCTCATCTGCATGTTCACGAGTGCCATCGGGTTTTCCCCTGGAAAAAGGGCCGCGCGAGGCGGCCCGGGAATCCACTTGAGGTGGGAGGAGACAATCTCAGGTGAGGCCGCCGGCGTCGGTCTGCTTCGCCGTTCGCTTGGGCTTGTCCTCGACCAGTTCGAGGTTGTCGCCCAGCTTCTTCGGCTCGCAGCCCTTGGGCCAGTCGATGTCCACCACCTCGTCGGCACGCAGGATGCGGCCGGCGTGGCTGAGGAACGTGTCGCGCAGGACCCTGTATTGCGGCATGCCTCAGCCCTCCGGTCAGGCGACGGTGAAGCCGGACGCGTGGTACTTGCCCACGTCCTGCACGTCGCGCACCAGGTTGCAGGTGAAGGCGCCCGCGGTCAGCGGGCCGGTGCCCACCGTGTACTGCACGCCCAGGTAGCGCTGGCCGATCGGCTGCGCGGCCAAGACGGACGGCGGAATCTCCAGGATGATCGGGCGCCGGCCGGCGGTCAGCTCGGTCTTGGCGATGGCGTCCGTCTGCACCAGCACGGTCGGCGTGCCGAGGTTGGCCGCCGCCGAGCTGATGACCTGGAAGTTCACCGTGGCCGCGCCGGCCGCGGTCGCCGTGGTGTCCACGGTGAAGACCGCGTACAGCGGCTCGCCCGAACCCAGGTCGCGCGAGGTGCCCAGGTCGATGGTGTTGGTGGAAACCGCCGAGGCGGTGACCGCCTGGGCGCTGGACAGCAGCAGGAGTGCGTCGGTGATCATGGTTGATCCTTTCGTGGTGAGCCGTTGATCACGACACCAGGGACTCGGCGATGCCGAGCTGGTCGACGCGACGGACCGGGATGCCCATGAACTCGAGCTGGTTCATGGTCGTGCCGAACTGGGTCATCGCCTGCTTGATGCCCAGGGCGTTGCTGGACTTCTCCAGCGCCTGGATCATCAGGCCCTCCTGGATCGACCGGTTCGTGTAGAACGCGGCGCGGCCCATGTTGAAGTTGGGGATGCGGGCGATCGCGCGCATCATCAGCTTGATGAGGTTCGTGGCCGCGGTGCTGGCCTGCGAGCCCGTCACGCCGATCCAGTCGGACACGTCGATGTTGGCGATGCGCACGACATAGCGCCAGTCCTTGACCACCATGCCGGCGTCCCACTGGTACAGCGAGCGCGCGGCCTGGTACCAGTTGCCGTTGGCGTCGGTCACCGACTCCTCGCCCAGGTCACGCGACTGCAGGCCGGCGCTCGATCCCTTCGGGAAGGGCATGAACACGGTCTGCTCGCCCCACACGATGAGGTACATCGAGGCGTTGTCGGAGCCCGCGCCGCCGGCCAGGATCACGTTGTTCCCGTTGCCGGCCGACGTGCTGGAGTAGCGGGTGGCCAGACCCAGGAACTGCTTGGGGTCCACGCCGGGGTTGCCGGTGAAGATCGTGCCGGCCATCTGCTGGTTCATCGCCTCGAGGAACGCGCTGTCCTCCGACAGGCGGAAGGCGGCGCTGTTGCCGTTCAGCTGCAGCAGCTTGGCGTCGATGTGCGAGCGCGCTTCCAGCATCGCGCAGGCCTCGTCCACCTGCACGGTGGTGGACTTGCTGGTCGGCACGCCTTGGTTCAGCGCGCGGAAGTACACGCTGGGCAGGCCGGTGCGAATGACGACGCGGTGGCCGGTGGGCAGGTTGCCCTGCACCATCACCGCGTCCTCCAGGATGTCGTTCTGCTGGGACAGCAGCTCGGCGATCGCCGGGGTGTTGCCGTTGGGGTCGAGCCGCTTGGCCCAGTCGAGCAGGGTCAGCTGGCCGGTCGAGAGAGTTGCCATGGTGACGTTTCCTTCACGCGTTCATGTTGGGGAACAGGCGTTGCGCGATCGACTTCGCCGCGCCCGCCGGTGCCTTGCCGTTCAGGACAAGGCTGTCTTCGCTCATCGCTTTGCCGGCGCGGTGGAACATCCGGATCACCTCCGGGTGGTCACCGAATCCGGTCACCTCCAGCAGCTTCTGGACAGCGCCGTCGGGATCCAGGGCCTGCAGCCCCTTCTTCGCGACCGCCAGGTTCTCGGCCAGCTTTTCGCCGCCGAGCTCCTTGTCGTCCTTCGTCTGGGTCACCCAGGCGGCACGGGCATCCGTGAGCGCTTGCGCTTGGGCCTTCGCCGAGTCCGCCTTGTCGGCGGCGCGGATTTCGGCCAGCTTCTGGGCACCCTCCTGCGACAGGTTCAGCTCGCGCGCCAGGGTCTCCACCTTGGCGATGTCGTCGGCGCTCAGAGCACCGTCGGCCACCTTGAAGGCTTCGTACTTCTCCGGCGCGCCGGTCTTGGGCGCGTCGGCTGGCTTCGCGTCGCCGGGCTTTGCCTCGGCGGCCGTCGTGTCGGCAGTGGTCTGCTGGGTCTGCGTGGTCGTGCCGGCGTCCGCAGCTGCCTGCGTACCGGTCGCGCCCGCGGGTTGCGATGCGGCGGCGTCAGTGGTCGTTGCCCCGTCCGACATCTGCGTTTCGGTCGTCATGCTTTCGTTGCTCCGTCAGCATCTCGAGGTAGCGTTCGGGGCAGTGCGCGTTGATCAGCGCCAGAAGCGCCAGACCCCCGTTGCGTTGGCCTTCGTTGAACGCCATCACCATCGCGGTGGTGTCGAACGAAAGACGGAACACGCCCGCTCGCTCGAGCTGGCGCCACACAATGCGGCGCCCCCTCTTGCTCGACATGAGCCACTTGACGTCCTCCGCTTCGAGGAACTGGGCCTGCCTGTCGCGCTTGACGCGCTCGATTCGGTCCTGCTCTTGGCCTCGAAGATCGGTGGGGTCCCTGTCGCCCATAGGCGGGCACTGTGCGGGCGGGTCGCTCAGGTACGCGCACCGCTTCACGCAATCCCTAGGGTGCAGGCCGGCGTGGGCACGCCGATGGCTCACATCCCGTTACCACAGCCCGGGAGAGACCTATGCGAACTGCCCTGCTTGCTTTCGGCCTGGCGCTGGCGGCGCCCTTCGCGCACGCCGACACCTGGACGCTGACCTATGCGGACATGCCGGACCACTGGGCCGGCCCGGCCACTATCTCGGTGGTCTTCTCGGGCCAGGACATCGACGGCAACGGGCTGATTGAACAGGCAGAAATTACCGATCTGGCAATGCTGTCCTTCGGCCGGACCTATGCCGTGTGGCCGATCCAGCACGGCGACAGCGGGCACGGGCCCATCGAGTCGTCGCTGGACGTGTTCAGCTTCAGTACCCAGCAGCACACGTTCGCCGCCAGCTTCCAGGGGATCAACGGCGAGGACTTTCTGGCCTTCGACAGCAGCACGGGCTTCTACCAAGACGCCGCGTTCTGGTCGATCGCCGGCGTGACGCCCAGTGTGCAGGTGGTGTCGGCCGAGCCGCCGGCCGCCGCGGTGCCCGAGCCCAGCACCTGGGCCCTGCTGCTGGCCGGCATCACGTGCCTGGGAAGTTCAGCACGAGCACGCGGGCGGAATACGCGGGGACCGTCAGGATCCCGTTGACCGCGGCGCCGCCGGAATTGACGCCGTCGTCGGCCACGCCCAGGGCGGTGGCGTCGATGCGCTTCCAGCCGGTGCCGCTCAGGTCCTTGGTCAGCGAGCCCGAGGTGTCATTGACCAGCACCAGCGCGTTCTGGTAGGTGTGCTCCCAGCCGCCCCAGGACGCGCGCGCCGTGGGCGCGCCGCTGACCGAACTGCCGAACCCGACCATCTGCTCGGCGTACGCCTGGCGCGTGCCGGCGTCGGCCTTGACGATCGGCACCGCCTGCGGGTGCAGCCACGCCGTGGCCATGCCGAAGCGGATCGCCTCGTATTGGTTGTAGTTGGTGAACTCGCAGCCCAGGAACACCTTGCCCGGGTTGGACAGCAGCTTGGGCGCGGCCTGCTGGATCCAGCCGTGCGTGGCGTCCTGCGTGGTCGGGTTGAAGTAGCGCGAGAAGCCGAAGGACGAGGGGATGTTCGTCGAGCGGTTGGCGTTCGACATGGACCCCACGTTCTGCGCGAAGACGTTCTCGAAGAACACCGCTTCCATCACGCCGCTGTAGCCCGTCAGCACCCCGTTGGCGCAGTCGTGGTTGCCCATGAACCAGGGCGTGGCCTTGGACTTCGTGCGGGTGGCCGCGGCGTTGCGGCAGGACTGGATGTAGTCGGCCACGCCCTGGCGATGCGCGGTCAGCGCGGACTGGCTGGCGCTGCCGTCGTCGGGCACGACGTCCTGCCAGGTCGAGTTGTTCAGGTAGTTGTACTTGTCGGTGTTCGACGCGCCGGAGCCGCCGCCGAAGGTGTGGCCGTTGTTGGCCACGTCGGCGCGGAAGTCGAAGGTGTTGTCGCCGAAGATGAACTCGATGCCGTCGGTCGCCGAGCCGATCTGGTTGATCATGTTCGTCGAGAAATACTCGGCGCACACCTGTCCCCAGCGCTTGCCCTGGCTGTTCGCACCCACGAAGGTGGACATGTTCATCCACGGCGGGAAGGCCAGATTCTCCGCGGTCATGCGGTTGGTCTGCGACACCGCCCCGTACTTGCGGCAGAACCAGTCGTCCATGTTGCCGAACTGGTAGATCTGCGTCAGGAAGTTGTACTCGACCGTGGACGCCTTGGCGGCCAGGCACGCCAGGCCGGTGCGCGTGCCGTCGGCCACCAGGGCGCGCGAGCCCGTCAGGCCGGTGATGGTCAGCACGTTGCCGCTGGGCGAGATGTTGGCCGCGGTGTAGCTGCCGTTCAGCGCGGCGTCGGAGCCGGTGAAGCCGCGCACCTGCATGTCCGTGGCCGAGGCCATCCAGGTGACGTCGGCCGAGTCCGCGATGTTGCGGAAGGTCAGCGTGAGCTGCGTGCCGCTCTTGACCGCCTGCGTGATGTAGCCGAGCCCCCCGACCGGGAACTCGGTCGCCATCTGGTAGACGCCGAATTTCGTCGCGAAGGGGATCGACGCCGAGGAGGCCGCGGTGCGGACCGCGTTGATCAGCGTGGTGGCCGCGCCGGCGTTCGTGCCCGTGTCGGGGTGGACCTGATTCGAGCTGAAATAGGCGTACTGGTACTGCGCCACCACCGATGCGGTGTCGGTGGTGACCATCTCCATGATGGCCGCCTCGGGCCGGGCGAACCCGGACGTCTGGGCGGGCAGCGGTTCCCGGCAGGGCGCCGAGCGCTGGTGGATGCGTGCTCGAGCTGGCATGGGGCTACTGCGGGAAGAACAGTTCGACCCGCTTGTATTCGAAGACCGCAGAGGACGCGCTGGTGAAGCCCGCGCCGGCGATGCCGAACTGCCAGGTGCTGTCGGCCGTGGGGTCGAAGGTCGGGCCGTTGGCCGTCCAGAAGTTGGTGGTGGCGTTCTGGTAGTAGCCGGTGTTGTTGGACCGGTTGCCGACCGGCTGGTACGCGCTGGTGGTGCCGTTGCGGATGACCATGAAGTTGTGCGCGAAGGTGGACACGTGGGTGGCCAGCGTCGTGCTCATGTCCAGCAAGATGGTGCTGGTGCCCGAGTGGCGAAAGAACGCCTGCCGCGCCGTGTCGGTGCCCGCGTAGGTCACGGCCGCCTCGCAATGCATCTTGGTGCCGGTCACCATCAGCTTGCCCGGGATGACCAGGGACGACTCGATCTGCGTGCCCCCGTTGCCGGTCATCGTGGTGCCCGCGGTCACCGCGTCGAGCAGGCACAGGTAGCGCGAGCTGGGCACCCAGACCCAGGTCGTGCCGCCGTCATACGACTTGCAGAGGAAATCGCAGTCGTACGCGTCCACCCAGGCCACGCAGCCGGCGTAGGTCGAGCTCGGCGGGTACGCCGCCAGCAGCGCCGCGTAGGTCGCCTTGGACGTGGTGTAGACAGCCCACACGCCGGACGTCTTCAGGTACAGCACCCCGTCGAACGGGGCGTCCTTGCGCAGGTAGAGCTGGCCGTCCACGCCGTTCGCGTTGTTCGGTGCGCCGGTGCCCTGCATCACAGTGCCGTCGATCAGCGCTTTGAGCGCCACCAGCTGCGCCGCAGAGCCGGCCTTCGCGGCGCCGCCCGTGGTCAGGTCGTTGACCACGTCGCTGGTGTTCAGCTTGCCGCTCAGGGCGGACGCGAGGCCGGTGTTCGTGCCGACGATGTCCGCGGTGGCCTTGTCGGTCAGCGACGCGAAAGTGGTGCTGCCGCTGGGACCGTTCTGCACGCCGTCGGTGTCCAGCGTGGCCTTGCCCTCGGCGATCCACCGGTTGCCGATCTGCGGGTCGACATCCTCGTTCTGGCCCGACAGGTAGCGGCGCCCGTTGAAATCGAAATTCTGGGTGATGTTGACCAGCACGGCACTACCCTCCGGATGCGCGCACTGTGCGAGCGCGCGCCCGGGATACGCGCACCATCAGAGGCCCAGGCCGATGCGCAGGCGCTGGTAGGGCCGGAAGGCCGCGCCGCCGCTGCCCACCGTGCCGCCGGCCAGCATCGTGGCGCCGGCCAGCGTGGAGCTGAAGGTGCCGGGGTCGGTCACCGTGCCGGCGGCCGCCAGCGTGGCACCGTCCAGCGTGCTGGCCATCGAGCCGTTGACGGTGGGCGAGCCGGCCAGGGCTGCGGTCACGCCGCCCAGCGTGGAGGCGATCGTGCCGGTGATGGCCTCGGTCAGGATGACGCCCTGCGACAGCGTGTCCTGGCTGCTGGAGATGGTGAAGGTGCCGGGCACCGCCGAGGTGCTGGTCAGCCGGACGTCCTCGAGCAGCGAGGAGAACGAGCCGATGGAGTCCCAGTTCGACAGCGCGCCGCGCGAAGTGAAGCCCGTGCCGGTCGAATAGGTGGTCGTACCGTTGGCCGTGATCGACAGCGCGATCAGGATGGCCGGCTGCACGGTGGGCGTCAGGTTCGACGTCGACACCGCGTCGGTGGTCGTGGCCGCCGCAAGCTGGCCCTGGTTCTTCGCGTCCTGGGCGACCACGGTGCCCGAGTCGGTGCGCACCGCCAGGCGCCGGTTGGCGCGCGTGC